CGACGTCTGGGAACACATTCTAGTCGTGCGGGTGCAGAGCGTCAGGAGAGGGCAATAAAAGCTAGCGGAGGTTGACGCTGTTTTGAAGATGATCGCCTATTTAAACATCGATACAGGTGATCAATGGCTACGTTCTCGACGACTATCAACCCAACACCTTTCGGTTTCTTCGACTCAGACGCAGCCTTTCAGTCTGAGGCTGATTCTATGGTCACCTTCGTCAAGAGGAAGCTAGGTGACGATGTCCTCTCAGTCGAACTCACCAAGAAGGAGATCTGGGCCTGTTTCGAGGAGGCGTCGTGTGAGTACTCGAGACTGATGCACGAGACCAAAATCGTCTCTGAGCTGACTAACGTCCTCGGTCTACCAACGGGATCCGGCGACTTCACCAACAAGTACTCACAGCGGTCGCTAGAGTACCTCCTGAGGATGGCGGAGCCTTATGCTGTCAATTCTTTCGTAGGAGGATCCAGTAATCCCGTTTTCGGTTATTTCGATATAGTCGCGGGACAGCAGGACTATGATCTCTACAAGGACCTCAAAGACGCCGTCAGCGGATCTGTAGTCTTCGACAATCTAGCGTCTGGATCTAAGGGTAAGATGAGGGTTGTCGAGCTCTTCCACTTCGAGCCCCTCGCAGCTCAGCACTTCCTCCTCAATGCTTCTAACATTACTAACTTTCTCGCCACCAACTTCAACTACGAGTCCTACGTTAACTCTAGCATCTTCTACGTCCTCCCAATCTTTGAGGACGTCCTCAGGAGAGGGATGCTGGAGTCTGCATTTAGGGTGAGGAGGTCACACTACTCCTATGAAATCATGGGAAGCAAGTTGAGGATTTATCCCATACCCATCACCGACCTGCAGGTGAGCAAACTCTTTTGTAAGGTACTGCCGCCCCAAGACCCACTTAATCCTTCTGCCTACAAGGACGACTCTATCTACGGCGTCTCCGGCCCGGCGTCGATGCCACTCGGCAATATTCCTTTTGGGACGATCAATCAACCTGGAAGACAGTGGATCAGGCAGTACACACTTGCACTCTGTAAGGAACTACTCGGCCTCATCAGGTCAAAATTCCAGAGCATACCGATTCCCAATGCCGACCTTCAGCTTAATGGCGAAAGTCTCGTCTCAGCCGCAAAGGAGGAGAAGGACAAGCTGCAGACGCAGATGAAAGAGTTCTTGGGACAACTCACACATCAGAAGCTCCTCGAGGCCGATGCCACCGCTGCGGAGTCACTCAACAAACAGCTGAAATATATCCCGATGCCAAAAGGTCATGCGATTCGCATAGGTTGATTTTTATTTCTCTTTGTGCACTGAAAAGAACACTATGCTTTTGTAAGGATTGAATAAAAATGGCGAGATTGTTCATAGGGCCCAGGGAACTAAACTTCATCTCTGACATTACGAAGGAGATCATTAAAGATGTAGTAGGTCAGAAGATCTATTACTATCCCATCTCCGAACTGAAGACGCAGACACACGTCGTCTACAACGAGGCTCTCAAGAAGGTATACGACAATCCGATAGCGATAGATTGTCTAGTCGACAACAACTTCCAGACAGACACCAAGATTGATAAATTTGGAATCGATGCACAGTATAAGATCGAGGTCTTCATACAGCATCGCGACTTGGTGGACAAAGGAATCAATGTTTGCATAGGAGACTTCTTCTCCTTCTCGGACGTCTTCTATGAGATCACCGAGCGTGTCTTCATGCGCAACATATACGGCCTTCCTGAGCACAAAGACGGCGTCAAATTAGTCGGAATTAAGTCTCGTCAGAATCTGTTTGATGCACCCGTCGTCGGTCCTACAGACATCATGTACGCTGATGCTGACGCTATTCAGGAGACATTTGTGCAACAACGCGGTCAGGCGCTAGACCAGCACGGCGAGCCGACAGGAGACAAGAGGGACCTCATTGAAAACGGAGTCCTCACACCTCCTCTGACAGGACCCAAGGAAGTGTCAGAAAAGGGCGATCCCGACTCAGTAGGGTCTGCTTTCTACGATGAGTGAGGCAAAAAATGGCTACTAGATTCAAGACAGGTGCTAGATCTTTTAACGGTATGGCACCTCTGCCCTCGGGGTATGAAAACACAACAGGCACGCCCGACCTCAGTATTCCTTCTTGCGGTGTGGAAGACGTCGACGTAGCAGTTTTCAATTTATTCGACAAGGAGATAATAGCTGAATTTGGGGGAATAAATTCTGCTCCTTTACAGAAGGTCCCTGTGGTGTTCGCTGCAGGAGAGAAGTGGGCTATGCTCAAGAACGGCAGGCCTCTCCGAGACAGGAACAGCACTCTTATCTTGCCACTCATTACCGTCATGAGAACCGAGATGACGCAAGGAATCGCCGAGGACGTGAACGGCCGCGGCATAAATCAGCAGGTCGGTGAGATAGTCATAAAGAGGCGACTCGATAAGACTGACAGGAACTACCAATCTCTCCTCAACAAGCTTCTTCTTTCGGGACAAAGAAACCTTGCAGTCGGGCCGACAGATCCTCAGGTGCAGGGACAAGTCACGACAGAGAGAAAAATAGGAGAACTCTCTCAGACAAAGGATGCCATCGACGGCGCGTATCTCAATCAGGTGCGCACCAACAACGTCTGGGAGACCATCGTCGTGCCTACTCCTCAGTTCTATACTGTTAAATACCAAGTCACCGTGTGGACTCAATACACGCAACACGCAAACCAGATCATTGAGAAGATCTTCAGTTCTCTCTTGCCCCAGGGGCAATGTTGGAAGCTCTCGACTGCAAAGGGTTATTGGTTCATAGCGAAGATCGAAGACGGCAGTCTTGCGCTTGAGACGAACTTCGACGACATCTCCACGTCGGAGAGATTCATAAAGCACAACTTTATCATCTCCGTGCCTGCTTACTTCTTCGCATCGACAAGCCCGGGTGCTCCTGTACCTGTGAAGAGATACGTCTCTTCGCCCACAATTATATTTGAAACTACGTCGTATGACCCAGTAGAACTGGGCTCATCGACACAGGTCTCTGAGTATGAAGTCGGCTCCGACGATCCGACCCTGCCCATCGCAGACCAGAAGAACAACAGGCCTGATCAAAGGACTCGTAAGGTCAAGGACAGATGGTTCTATCCGGTGCAGCCACTATCTTCTATAGGGACGACGCTGGAAGATCCTGCAATTAACGGTTATATCTCTCCCGGAGATCCACCTCCTGCAGGCCCAAACACTGCTATTCCCAGAGGGTTTTCTATAAAAGTTGTCAATAAAACGCCCAGGGGTGAAACAGTATTTTCTGGGGCCTCTTTGGGGGGTCTAGAAATTGTTTTGTCAGACAAGGACACTAAAATCTAACAACGTCTAGAGATTCCTGCGTTTCTTGTTGATAGTTATGCTGAGAATCACGGATTCAAGGAGATAGTATAATGCCCGAGCAGACATTTAAGTCGCCCAACTTCTACGAGCGTGAGATAGATCTATCCGCTCCGACCGTTACAGGACCGGTGGGTGTTCCTGCCGCTGTGATTGGTACTTCGAACAAGGGCCCGGCTTTCGTCCCAGTGACTGTTGCGAACTTCAACGAGTTCGCACAGGTGTTTGGAAGTCTAGACACGAAGCAGTTTGGACCGTACGCCGTCAATGAGTTTTTAAAGCACCGCACCGCTTTGACCTACATGAGAGTGCTTGGTGCAGGAGCAAATGCTTCTTCGGAGGACCTCGACGATACTCTGTCGTTCGGAGTCGTGAAGAATGCAGGTTTCTTCTTGTCTGGCAGTACAAGTAGCAGTGCTACAGACAAACGATCGCCCGGCGTAGTGCAATTCATCGCTGCAACACACAAGAAGTCAGCCAAGGGCGACATTGGTATGCCGATGTTTGAGGACAACGACACGGTTGGCTCATCTTCGATCAGCATCAACCTCGTAAGAGGTATGCTTATGACGCCCAATACATCTCGCGTGATGATGTTGACGAGCTCAGCTATAGTGCCTGCAGCAGTGGACGATCTGGTTCTCGATCATGCCCGAGCCGACGCCGATGGAAAGTTCAAGATTATCATTTCTTCTTCACTCGGGGCACCTTTCTTTACAACTGACGGTGCAGCGGGTATAAGAGTCCTAACAGCATCTTTCGATCCATCAAGCAAAGATTACTTCGGCAAGATCCTCAACACGGATCCAGATAAGTTCTATCAGGAGCAACACTACCTGCACGCAGATTTTGCCGTCGATGTCAACGTTGCTTACGTCGATTCAAGCTGCGCGGTAGGCGTCCTCTCAGGGTCCGCCAACAGCACTTCAAACGGCGACACTAGCAAGTACTTTAGAGAGGTGTTCGGCTCATTCAACACGAGATTCACAGCACCCCAGACTTCTTACTTCATCTCTCAGCCCTTCGGTACTACAGAGTACGATCTCTTCAAGTTCGAGGCTCTTGACGATGGTGAGTATGCTAACAGTCTGTACAAGATCTCGATCTCTAATATCAAGGCATCAACGAACGATGCAAATAAGTACGGCACGTTTAATGTGCAGATCCGCGACTGGAACGACACAGACACATCACCCATGGTGATCGAGCAGTTCACAAACTGCTCGTTGGATCCACGTTCTGCGAACTACATCGCGAAGCTCATCGGCAACAGGAAGCTTTTCTATAACTTCGATACTCTAAACCAGAGCGAGAAGCGTCTCGTTGCTGTAGGAAACTACGAGAACCGATCGAAGTACGTGAGGGTAACTGTTAGCGATGCGGTGGAGAATGGGAATGTTCCTGCCAACTCACTCCCCTTTGGTTTCAGAGGGCCTGAGCTCCTCAAGGTCAACCCGAACATCTTGTCGTCGTCTGTCCTCCTGCCTTCAAACTCAAGGCTTGCGCTAAGCGGTTCAATGCTTACAGGATCTTTCTTGCCGCCTGTGCCTCACAGGTTCAAGGTGACACGCGGAGAGATCACAAGCTCTGTCGCCTTCGTGGGTGAGCCTGGGCCTTCGGAGCAGGCGAACCTCGCCTACTACTGGGGTGTGAAGTTCGAGAGGAACAGCACATCTTCGGATCCGCAGTCGAACAATGTCCTCAACTCGAACGTTGTTAATGAGAAGAACATGCTTCTCGATTCATTCACCAAGTTCGTGGGAATCAAGAAGCTTGATGCATTGATCACGGGTTCTGCAGCCGACGACATGCACAACAACAAGTTCTCGCTCGCCAAGGTCGCTCTCTACAACACATCGTTCAACGATCTCACAAGCTCTGTGAACGCCCACATGAGAGAGGCAGCCTACATTAGAAACGCCAAACTCGATAGCACAGACTACACGTGGACTGAAAGCTCGAGGCGCAGACTGACATTCGCAACGCTGCTCTCATCCGGATCGGCACCGCTGTTCAACAGGTTCTCTTCCTTCGCGAAGTTCACAAACTTCATGTACGGTGGTTTTGATGGAACAAACATGCTGAACAGAGACGCACGTCGTCTCAATGACAAGTCGTTATCTTTCGACGTCGGCGGCGGGGCGGCTTCCGGAGCTACAGTCCAAGGGTTTGCAACGAATCCATCGGGGGAAGACGTGAGCAACAACGGTGTGGCATCCTACCTCGCAGCGGTCGACATTATGACGAACCCACTCGAGGCGAACAACAACATCCTCACAATCCCTGGCATAAGGGAGCCGTTCGTCACAGACCAGACGATGAAGAAGGTGAGAGAGTACGGACTCGCTATGTACGTCATGGACATACCGTCCTACGACGATAACGGCGATAGACTGTACGACGACTCGTCCAACAAGCCCAACATCAACTACACAACGAATACGTTCGACGGCAGGACGATCGATAACAACTACGCTGCAGTGTACTACCCAGACATCTTCATCGACGACTCAGTCAACCGCAGGAAGGTGAAGGTCCCAGCATCTGTTGCAGCGATATCGGCACTAGCATTCAACGACAGGGTCTCGTATCCTTGGTTCGCACCCGCAGGCTTCAACCGCGCCGCTTTGGACTTCGTGACCAACGTCGCAGTGAGGCTCAACGTCGGCGACAGAGACAGACTCTACGAATCGCGCATCAATCCGATCGCAACCTTCCCAAGGCTCGGCTACGTGATCTACGGTCAGAAGACCCTACAGATCAACAAGTCAGCCCTCGACAGGGTCAACGTCCGCAGGCTCCT